AATGCAAAACAAATTGATTTTGAAAAAATTACCATCAGATACTATGACAATGAGTCAAATCAAAAATCAAATTAGAAAGATGATTTCTGAAGGTACTAAAATTGATATGATTTTATTAGATTATATTGATTGTGTGGTACCTGAAAATAATTTAGGTGATGAATGGAAGAGTGAAGGTTCTGTAATGAGGGCTTTTGAAGCTATGTGTCATGAAATGAATTTAGTTGGTTGGACCGCAACTCAAGGTAATCGTTCATCAATATCATCTGAGGTTGTAACTACAGACCAAATGGGTGGGTCAATTAAGAAGGCTCAAGTTGGTCACGTAATTATATCAGTGGCTAAGACATTACAACAAAAAGAGATGAAATTAGCAACAATTGCTATCACTAAATCTCGTATTGGTAAAGATGGTGTGGTTTTTGAAAACTGTAAATTTGACAATGAATTGTTAGAAATTGACACTGAAAGTTCTGTAACGTTCTTAGGTTTTGAAGAACAACAAGAAGAACGAAAGAGAGAAAGAGTTAAGGATTTGTTGAACAAGAGAAAAGAAAGAGAAGCTCAAAAATCAAATTAATAAAACAATATAAAATAAATAAAATGGATAATATTATTAGTATATTAGAGAATGAACCACGTTACGTTATAAAAAGAAGTGGTGAGAAGGTTTTATTTGAATCTGATAAAATTAAAAATGCGGTAATCAATGCCATGCAAAGTATTGACAAAGTTGATATTGAAATGGCTGAAAAGATTGCAAGACTTACCAAGAAAAGTATTTTTAGAAACAATAAGGACCGAGTTCCTCATGTTGATGAAATACATGATATGGTTGAGAATAAATTAATGGACAATGGACTAAATGATGTTGCTAAAGAATATATCATTTATCGTTCAAAGCACCAACCAAATATTTTCGCAAAAAGAATAAATTTGAAACCATATGAGTACCCAAATCTAAATGAGTATGTTGATGCTATTAGACACTCATATTGGGTACACACTGAATTTAACTTTATTTCAGATATCCAAGATTTTAAAGTACATTTGGATGAAAAAGAAAAAAGTGCGGTACAAAGAGCAATGTTGGCTATTTCACAAATTGAAATTGCAGTTAAAACATTTTGGGGTGACATCTATAAAAGGTTACCAAAACCTGAGATTGGAAATGTTGGAGCAACATTTGCAGAATCAGAGGTTAGACACGCGGACGCTTATTCCCATTTACTTCAATTATTAGGGTTGAATAAAGAATTTGAAAACTTGTTGGAGGTACCAGCGATTAGAAAAAGAATCAAATATTTGGAAAAATCAATTTCAAGTTCAAAGTCCGTAGAAAATAAAGATTACTTTGAATCAGTAGTATTGTTTTCAATGTTTGTTGAGAACGTTTCATTATTTTCACAATTTCTTGTTATTATGTCATTTAATAAACATAAAAACGTTTTAAAAGGTACAAGTAATGCTGTTGAGGCAACATCTAAAGAAGAGAATATTCACGCGGAATTTGGTTTTGAATTAGTTAATTTGATTAAAAAAGAAAACCCTGAATGGTGGACTGACCAATTAGTTGATGATTTGATTGATGCTACCATGGAGGCATTTGAGGCAGAATCTGACATTATCGATTGGATTTTTGAAAAAGGAAACTTAGACTTTTTGACAAAAGAACAAACTTTAGAATTTATAAAACATCGTTTTAACGTATCTTTGAATTCAATTGGTATTGACAATATCTTTGATATTAATCAAACTTTGTTAGAAACAACAGAGTGGTTTGATGATGAAATCCTCACAACGAAGCACACTGATTTTTTCAACAAGAGAAGTATCAATTATAGCAAAAAATCAAAATCAATAACATTAAATGACTTGTTTTAATTTAGAAAAAATAATTTTTAGTATATGAATAATAGAACACCATTCGATTGGATTAATGATGAATCGATTACATTTCTCCGCAGAGGATATTTGAGTGAGGGAGAAGAACCTTTAGATAGAATTAGAGTAATTTCAGACCACGCTGAAAAATTGTTGGGTATTAACGGTTTCTCAGATAAATTTATGGATTACATGGGTAAAGGATGGTATTCATTATCATCACCTGTATGGGCAAATTTTGGCAAGAAACGAGGTTTACCCGTAAGTTGTTTTGGTTCAAACATTGGGGATAACATTGAATCAATTTTGTACACTCAAGCTGAGGTTGGTGAGATGAGTAAGATGGGGGGAGGTACTTCAGGTTATTTTGGTAATATCAGACATAGAGGTGCTGAGATTACTGACAATGGACATGCACCGGGTTCGGTTCATTTTATGAACTTGTTTCAGAGCGTTGTTGACAACATTTCACAGGGTTCAACTAGAAGAGGTAGATTTTCACCATATTTACCTGTTGAACATCCTGATATTATGGAGTTTTTAGAAATTGGTACTGAAGGTTTCCCAATTCAAGATTTGACACATGCGGTTACAGTTACTGATGAGTTTATGAATGAAATGATTGCTGGTGATAAACAAAAGAGAGCTATTTGGGCTAAAGTAATCCAACGTAGAGGTGAAATCGGTTATCCTTATATTATGTTCACGGACACTATGAACAATAAGGGACCTGAGGTTTACAGAGATAAAGGTATGAAAATTTATAATTCAAATCTTTGTTCAGAAATTGCATTACATAATTCAGAAGAAGAATCTTTTGTTTGTGTACTTTCATCAATGAATCTTCTTCATTATGATGAGTGGAAAGATACTGATGCTGTTGAAACTATGGTATATTTCTTAGATGCGGTTGTTACTGAATTTATTGAAAAAATCGATTCGTTGAGACATCAAGGAACATTAGAAGGACAACGAGCATTCTTTTATTTAGAAAAAGCATATAATTTTGCTAAAAGACAGAGAGCTTTGGGTTTAGGTGTCTTGGGTTGGCATTCATTATTACAATCAAAAGGATTACCATTTGATAGTAGAGAAACTGCTAAACTTAATGTTGAGGTGTTCAAATTAATTAAGGACAAGTCTTATAAAGCATCTGAAGATTTGGCTAAAGTTTTTGGTGAACCAGAATGTTTAGTTGGATATGGTAGACGAAATGTTACTTTGAATGCTATTGCACCAACAACATCGTCGGCATTTATATTAGGTCAAGTTTCCCAATCAATTGAACCAATTTGGTCTAATTGTTATGTAAAAGATGTTGCAAAATTAAAAGTTACTATCAAAAATCCCGTATTGAAGAATTTATTGATTGAATTAAAGAAGGATACTAAGGCTACTTGGGATAGTATTAAAAAACATGATGGTTCAGTTCAACACTTAGATTTTCTAAGTGACGAACAAAAAGAAGTTTTTAGAACTTTTGCGGAAATAAACCAATCTTCGATTGTAAACCAAGCCGCGGTTCGTCAAGATTATATTGACCAATCACAATCGTTAAACTTGATGATATCACCTGATATGCCGACAAAAGATGTAAACAAACTTCTTATTGAAGCATGGCAATTAGGTGTTAAAACTTTGTATTACCAACACTCAATGAATTCGGCTCAGGCTTTTGCACGAAAAAAGTTGAACTTGAATGATTTACAATGTGTTGCGTGTGAAGGGTAATAACCATTACAACAAAAAATCAATCTAAAGAGGACTTCGGTCCTCTTTTTTTATTTCTTATAAAAATAAGCTGAGTATATTTATGGTGATATGGCAAACGGTAAATCATACGGTGTTCAATTCCCATTCGCATTACCCACTAAAGGTAGTTATGTTGAAATAACAGAAACTGCGGATGCTGAAATTAGAACCGACCTAATTCATTTATTATTGACAAGAAAAGGTTCGAGATATTATTTACCTGATTTTGGTACTAGATTGTATGAGTATTTGTTTGAACCATTAGATGGACCAACTTTTAGTTCTATTGAGGCGGAAATAAGAGAATCGGTGAATAGATACATGCCAAATTTAAAATTAACTAACATTACAATTACAACTGCCGATGATAACGATTTGAATGCTGGAGATACAGCAAATTCAAATACTTTCTTAGTACCAGGTCCTGGAGTACCTGAATATACGGCAAAAATAAGAATTGACTACCAAAACACTAACAATACTTTTGCAACTAGTGACTTTGTTGTATTAGTTTTATAAAGACAACTATTTAAAGTAAATGGCTAATAAGAGCATATCATATACTACAAGGGATTTCCAAGGAATAAGAACGGAATTACAAAATTACGTTAGAACTTATTATCCTGAATTGATTGATAATTTTAATGATGCATCAATATTTTCAGTATTCTTGGACCTAAACGCTGCGGTTGCAGATAACTTACATTATCACATAGATAGAAGTATTCAGGAAACTGTTCTTCAATATGCACAACAAAGAGGTTCAATTTACAATATAGCCAGAACTTATGGTTTGAAGTTACCAGGACAAAGACCTTCAGTTTCATTAGTAGATTTTTCAATAACAGTTCCAGCGAATGGTGATAAAGAAGATGAGAGATATTTGGGTGTATTGAGAAGAGGTAGTCAGGTAAATGGTGCTGGACAAGTATTTGAAGTCGCTGATGATGTAAATTTTGCATCACCATACAATAGCCAAGGATACCCAAATAGATTAAAAATACCAAATTTTGATTCAGGTGGTAACTTAGTGAATTATACAATTACTAAGAGAGAGATTGTCGTAAACGGAATTACTAAAGTTTTCAAAAAAGTTATTACACCATCGGATGTAAAGCCATTTTATGAGTTGTTCTTACCTGAAAGAAATGTCTTAGGTGTTACTAGTGTAATTCAAAAAGATGGTACTAATTATGCAAATACACCTTCACCACAAGAATTTGTTACATTAAACAATAGATGGTTTGAGGTTGATGCTTTAGCGGAAGATAAAGTTTTTGTCGAAGACCCAACTAAACCTAGTGACCAACCTGGTATTAAAGTTGGTAGATATGTTGACGCTCCAAATAGATTTATTACTGAATACACACCAGAAGGTTATTATAAAATGACATTTGGTGGTGGTACTAATACCGCTCAGGATGCTTTAGACCAATTTACAACACTAGGAGTACCATTAAACATTCAATTATATTCAAATAATATTTCATTAGGAAATGCATTGAAACCAAATACCACAATATTCATACAATATAGAGTTGGTGGTGGTTTAGGAACTAATTTAGGTGTGAATGTAATTAATCAGGTAGGACAAGTTTCGTTTTTTGTGAATGGTCCATCTGATAATATCAATAATGCGGTTGTCAATTCACTTAGATGTAACAACCCTGTTGCTGCAATTGGTGGGGCTAATTTACCAACAATCGATGAAGCAAGAAATTATGTTGGTTATAATTTCTCATCTCAAAAAAGAGCGGTTACGGTTAAAGATTACGAATCATTGATTAGAACAATGCCATCACAGTTTGGAGCACCAGCCAAAGTTGCGATAACTGAAAATGATAACAAAGTTAATGTACAATTACTTTCTTATGATACAACAGGTAAACTCACGTCAACAGTTTCAAATACATTAAAGACAAATGTTGCTAATTATCTCTCTAACTACAGAATGATTAACGATTACATTTCGGTTCAAACCGCACAAGTTGTTGATTTATCATTTGAAATTTCAGTAGTTTTAGATGCCACACAAAACCAAGGTGCTATTATTTCAGATATTATTGATGTGGTAAATACGGCATTGAACCCATTGAATAGACAATTAGGTCAGAATGTTTACTTGTCTGAAATTAGAAAGGATATCCAAGACCAAAACGGTGTTATTTCAGTATCTGACATTTCTGTATTCAATAAAGTTGGTGGTAAGTACTCGTCATCAGAGACCTCAATGCAATACATTGACCCTCTTACTAAAAAAATAGGACCTGTACACGATACTATTTTTGCACAGCCAAATCAAATTTATCAGATAAGATTTCCGAATACTGATGTAACAGTAAGAGTTCTAAATTTATCTTCTGTAACATTTGGGGGTACTTCTAATCAGTAATCAATTTATTTATTCAACAATAAAACTATTATTTGAAAATAGAGGATAAACTATTTATCAAATAAAATTGCATGCCTAATTCCTATAGAATAAGAACCGAAGTCGGAGTTGATAAAAATATTCAAGTACAGATTGACCAAGATTTTGATGAACTTGAGATTTTATCACTTAAGATTAGACAAAGCGATGTGTATACCAAGGACTGTTCACAGTATGGTGTAATTGCTGGCAGGGTTCTGGCTAATGGTGGATTTGGAATACCAAATGCTAGAGTATCTGTTTTTGTACCGTTATCACAAGAAGATGAACTCAATCCTGTAATTTCAACATTATATCCTTATCAAAATATTGGTGACCTGAATGAAGATGGTTATAGATATAATTTATTACCTTATATACCTTCTCATGGTGGTCACACTGCCACAGGTACATTTCCTGAAAGAAATGATGTATTATTTGACGAAGCGGTAATCGAGGTATTTGATAAGTAT